GATACATTTACAACGAATTTAAACTTAACCAAACCAGAAGTAGGCGCATCTACTGATACTTGGGGAACAAAGCTAAACGCTGACCTCGATTCACTTGATGCAATCTTTGCCTCCAATGGTACTTCAGTAGCATTAAACTTAGACGGAGCAGTCATTGATAGTTCTATCATTGGTGGTACAACTCCAGCTGCGGGAACATTTACAACACTTACAGCCAACACTTCAATTACAGGTACACTAGCTACAGCTGCACAAACAAACATAACTAGCGTTGGTGCATTAAACGGTGGTTCGATTACATCTGGTTTCGGATCAATAAATAATGGTTCATCGGCAATTACAACAACAGGAACAATTACTTATGGTTCACTATCAGATGGAACTATAACTATCGCTAACTTTATTGACGATGATACTTTTGGTACTGCAAGTGCTACAACTTTAGCAACTTCAGAGTCAATCAAAGCTTATGTAAATAGCCAGGTAGCTACAAAAGATACTCTTGCAGAAGTATTAGCTGGTGGTAACACTACAGGTGGTACAGATATTTCAGTATCTACAGGTGATGATATTACTTTTGCAGATAGTTCAAAAGCTATCTTTGGAGCAGGTTCAGATTTATCTATTTATCATGATGGTATTCATAGTTATATAAAAGATGCTGGAACTGGTAATTTAAACATTCAAGCAAATCAACTTCGTATACAGTCGGACACAGGAGAAAACTTTATTGAGTGTGTTCCTGATGCTCAAGTAGTTATTCGTTATAATAATGACGTAAAATTCCAAACAACCTCAACAGGCATAGACGTAACAGGTACAGCCACGATGGATGGTTTGACTGTTAGTGGTTCTAGCACAGGAACTTTAAATGTTGTTAATTTTTTAAATACAAACACTAGTGCTAACTCAACATCTAATCGTTTAGGACTGGGAATTTCTAATTCGGCTGGAACTAATTATACTTACATTGAAGCTAAAGAAATTGGAGTTGACGCTTATGCTGAAATGAACTTCTACACAGGCTCAACAACTAGAAAACGTCTTACATTAGGTACTGGCGGTAACATCTCCTTCTACGATGATACAGGAACTAGCCAAGCTCTATTCTGGGATGCAAGTGCTGAATCATTATTTATAGGTGCAACTTCTGCTTCAGCTTTAAATAGCTTTAGTGATGATTTAATTATATCTAATACAACAGCAGGAACAGGAGCTGGAATTAGTATTGTTTCTAATGCAACTAATGGTTACTCAAGTATACATTTTGGTGATACTGACGATGCAGATATAGGAAGAATACAATACAACAACGCTACAAATGAGATGACATTTAGAACTAATACTTCTGATGCCATAACTATTGATAGCAATCAAAATGTTGGAATTGGAACTGATAATCCCGCTAATAATTTGCAAATAACAACATCGGGTGCAGGAAGTCCATATATAGGATTTAACCAAGTGTCTGATAATCCTTATATGGAGATGCAAAGATGGTCAGGTGTTGCATCTACATATTATGGAACGAGACTAAAAAATCTAGAAGGACATTTTGTATTTGAAACTACAGATTTAGCAAATGTAGGTTCACAAACTTTTACAGAAAAAATGCGTATTGATTCTTCAGGCAACGTGTTGGTGGGGACTACTTCAGCTTACGGCACTACAGGTACAACTATAAATGCGGCAGGGTTAGTTTATTCATCTGCTGATGGAGACAGAGCAGGACAATTTGACAGAACTACAAGTGACGGTGAGCTTGTTAGGTTTTCAAAGGCAGGAACAACAGTTGGAAGTATTGGTGCTAATGGCGGACACATTTTTATAGCTGGTCAAGGCGGTATGGGGCTTAGATTTTTAAGCACAAATGTTGTACCAGCAGATAGTTCAGGTAATAGTTCAGACGGGACTAAGGATTTAGGTGGTGCTTTAGCAAAATTCAAAGACCTTCACCTTTCAGGTCAAGCATACGCTAGTACTTATCGCAAGGATGGTGATTCAGATACTTACTTAAATTTCCCAGCAGCAAATCAATTATCTTTAGTTGGCGGTGGTTCAACATTATTTAAAGCTTATCAAATAGCAGGAGCTTATGGTGTTTTAGAAGCATACGGCAGTGGTTCTTCTACCTATCCAAACTACACTTTCAATGGTGATAGTAATACAGGAATGTATCGTGCAACAACTGATACTTTAGCTTTTACAACTGGCGGTTCTGAAAAAATGCGTATTGATGCATCAGGCAATGTTACTGTTAGTGCAGGCAATAGTTATACTGACAACGGAACAGGTGGTGGAAGCGGTGTTAGAATCAAAGATGTTGGTGGCACAAGAGGTGAAATAGGAATAGAAAAAACTGGCACAGGTGCGGCTGGAATGGTTTACTTCTACAACGGCAATGGTGAAGTTGGTAAAATCATAACAGATGGTAGTGCAACATCTTATAACACTTCTTCAGATTACAGATTAAAAGAAAATGTAGATTATGACTTTACTGCTCTTGATAGAGTTGCACAATTAAAACCAGCTAGATTTAATTTCATAGCTGATGCAGACACAACAGTTGATGGTTTCTTAGCACACGAAGTACAAGACATAGTTCCAGAAGCTATATCAGGTGAAAAAGATGCGGTTGATGATGAAGGTAATCCTGAGTATCAAGGCATAGATCAAAGCAAACTTGTACCTCTTTTAACCAAAGCTATACAAGAACAACAAGAACAAATCGAATCACTAAAAAGTGAAATTGCTAACTTAAAAGGAGAATAAAAATGGCAAATACATATACATGGGATTGTAAAACAGTTGATGTTTACCCAAACCACGACAGTCACTCAGACGTTGTTTACAACGTCCATTGGAGACTAGACGCAGTAAGCGACCAAACACATGAAGATGTCCATTACACAGCTACATCTTATGGTACTCACAGCGTTAATGCAGATGACATAGAAAACTTTGTACCATTTGCTAATCTTACTAACGATGTAGTAAGTGGTTGGGTGATAGATGGAATGGGTGAAGATGAAGTTGCTAATATTAAATCAGGATTAGACAACAACATTGCTGACCAAATCAATCCAACAAGCGAAACAAAAACAATAGCAGGTTAATAATGCCTTTACTACCAGTCACCCCTCCCGCTGGAGTAGTCACCAATGGAACAGACTACGCTAACAAAGGGCGTTGGACTGATAGTAATTTAGTGCGTTTTCAAAATGGTTTTCTACGACCTATTGGTGGTTGGGAAAAAATAAGAAATACAGCTTTAACAGGTACGCCAACAGGAATGTTTGCGTACATTACCAATGCTGGTAAAAAAGTTTTAGCCGTTGGAACAAGACAAAAGATTTTTGTTAACCATGACGGAACTTGGTATGACATTACTCCTTCTGGTTTTGTGTCTGACCAATCAACCGACCCACTTGGATACGGTGCATATAACTATGACGTTGAAGACTACGGAGATGCTAGAAGTCAATCTGGATTGTTCTTTGATTCTAAATCATGGTCTTTTGATAACTTTGGTGAAGACTTGCTTTTCTGTTGTGCAAGTGATGGCAAGATTTATAAATGGTCACCTTCTGCACCCTCAACTATAGGCTCACAGCTAACTAATTCTCCAACAGGATGTTCTGGTGTTTTAGTCACCAACGAACGTCATGTGTTAGCTTTAGGCGCTGGTGGCGATCCTAGAAAAGTACAATGGTCATCAAGAGAGGCAAGCACTACCTGGACAGCTGCATCAACGAATACAGCTGGTGATTTACAAATACCAACAGGCGGTAGAATACTAGGTGGAGTTAAGTGGCAAACAGATGTCATTATTTTTACTGATACAGGTATCGCAAGACTTTACTATACTGGTTCTCCTTTTATCTATGGTATTCAAGATGCTGGTACTAACTGTAAAGCTGCATCTCCTAGAACAATCGTAACGGCTGGTAACTTTTTAGCATGGATGGGGGAAAACTCATTCTTTGTTTTTGATGGTTCAGTTAAAGAAATTAAATGTGATGTGCATGACCACATCTTTGATAATATTAAATATCAATACAGACGTATTGCTTGTGGTGGTCACAACTCTAACTTTAATGAGATATGGTGGTTTTATCCAGTTGGCGATGCACAAAAAAATCCAAACAAATATGTCATCTGGAACTATGTTGATAATGTTTGGTCAATCGGTGAAATGGACAGAGGATGTTGGATAGACCAAGGTGTCTTTGATTATCCGATTGCATGTGATTCCCTTGGTAATATTTATCAGCACGATAGCACAACATTAAGTAATTCTGAGAATTTAGGCACAGCCGTACCATACGCACAATCAGGACCTATTGAAATAGGTAACGGTGATAACTATGTGCAATGTAACCAGATACTTCCCGATGAAGAAGCAAACACACTACCAGGTGTTGTTATAAGTTTTACAGGAAAATTTACACCCCTAGGAGCAGAAACAGATTTTGGTAACTTTACTTTTAATAGTGATGGTTACACCGATGCTAGATTTACAGCTAGACAAGTTCGTATGAAAGTAACTGGCGATACCGACCAAATGTTTCAGGTTGGTAATATACGATTAGATTTAAGAAACAGAGGTCGTAGATAATGGCAAGAAGAACGCTAACACGACCAAGTGAAGATTACGATAAAAACTATCTTAACTATTTAATATCAGAGATAGAATATCAAACAGGTATGACTTTCAACAAAGGTGAAAGAATACAAATTAATGGTGGCGATGCCACCGAGTTAGTATTGGTTAGTCCAAATGGAACAAAATATAAAGTTAGTGTCGCAGACAACGGAACACTCTCCACCTCCACAACAGTCTAAAGAAGACTGGGAAGTAGAGTTTGACAGGTTAGAGCATCATATTATTCGTGCATTAAAGCACCAAGATAGGTATAATCTAGGTGATATTAAAGAAAAAATAGGCCAAGGAATATTTCATATATGGCCTAGTAAAGACTCTTTTTATATATCTAGCTTTAGTGATTTTCCAAATTGCAGAACTTTAAATTTATTTTTATGCGGTGGAAACTACGAAGAACTAGAAGAGATGTTTCCAAGCATCGAAGAATTTGCAAAAAATTGTGAATGTAAATATCTTTATGGCGGTGGTCGTAAAGGTTGGATAAGAAAATTAAAACACCTTGGCTTTGAACAAGAATATATAGTCAAGAAGGAATTATAGAGGAATTATTATGGCAGCAGCATTACCTTGGATTACAGCAGGAACAGCAGTTTATAGTGCTACCCAAGGCGGTGGCGACACAACTGTAACAAATACTGATCCAGCGACACAGGCTCGTTATGATGATTTATATAATAAAGCCAAAGGTGTCGCTCAACAACCTTTTGTTCCATATACAGGTGCAAGAGTAGCTGGATTTAACCCAGACCAATTACAAGGCTTTGATGCAACAAGAGGCATGTTTAATCAGTCAATGGGATTTGATCCTAGAAGTCAATTAAACAACTTAGCGAATATGTCTACACCAAGTGTCAATTTACCATTTGGTTATAATCAACCACAACCTTCTCCAATCTTACAACCAGCACCTATGCCTATTACTGGCGGTGGTGGTAGACCAACTCCACCTCCATCAATCGGTGGTATCGGAGGCGGTGGACCTGTTATGCCTTCTTCTGGTCAAATGATGACTGGTAGACAAAGCCTTGTTAATCAAGGTTTATTACCAGCACAAAAACTAAATGCTCAAGTAACTGGTGGTATGATTACTCCGCCAACAGGTCCTACAAAAGCAGATTTATTACAATCTAAGAGAGAACCTATAATGTCAATCGGTGGACCAAACGGTGGAAGACCAGATGCTAGATTACTAGGCAATAACCCTCCACCTCCATTAAAAATTGGTGGGCCAGTTAGAAGAGGACCTCAACCAACACAAACTAATCCATTTTCACCAACTCAATTAGGTCCAGCTGCAATGCAAGATA